CCCACATACGATCGGACATCATGCTATGATACTCAACTTTAAGACGTATGATTATGGCAACTCATCTCACGCAAGATTAATGAATGCTGAGAGTATCGTACTTCCTTTGCCTAAAACCCTACAAGACAACTTAAATATTAAAGTGGGCGCAGACGAGTTAGGTATATTAGGATCATTGGCAGCCGGGGGCACGAATGCTTTATCAGATTTCAGTGGCATGGGTGATGTTGGTGCTAAATTTAAGTCTATGTTCTCTACGACTACGGACGAAGCAAAAGCAGTAGCGGCTACTGCTTCGGTTGCTGAAGCGGCAGCAGTAGCAGGCGACACTGCACTGTTCTTAGCACGTGCCGGTTTAGGTGCTATTGCTCCTGATATTGCAAAGGGTATGGGTGCTGGAAAAGGCGTTGCTATTAATCCATATGCAACATTGGTATTTAGTGGTGTTGATCTTAAGACACACTCATTCGAGTGGCTATTATCACCTGATACTCCAGAAGAAGCAGAAACATTAAGAAAGATCATTGAACGAATTCAACATAACATCACGCCAGAGATGCAAGGCGTGAGTATTACGGGTGGTAATGAGACATTATCAAGAGGTCTATTGCGATATCCATCTATGGTTGATTGCTTTTTTCACGGCATCGATAGTAATTACTTCTATCAATTAAAGACATCTATGATCAGCCAATTTAATGTTGACTATACACCTAACGGTATAGCATTAAATAGAGGTGGTAAGCCCAGTGCTGTAAGACTTACAATGACAATGACAGAGGCAGCTATTCATACTAAAGCAGATTATGTAACTAAAAAGATAGCAGTAGATACTCAAGGTGCTTCAGAGGGAGACGGCGGTGATGCTAATGCAACCACTAACAATGTGGATGCAACAGGAGGGCCAACATCATGAGTTATTTCAGTAAATTCCCACTAGTCACACGAAATGGCGTGACTACATTAGATATCACTAGACGACCAAAGATCAGTAAGTCGGTATCAGCGTATCAATATCTTCCCTATACAGTAGAAGAAGGCATGAAGCCAGAAGACGTAGCATTTTATTACTACGGTGATGCTGAGTTAGCATGGCTGGTACTATTAGCTAATGATGTTATTGATCCATATACACATTGGCCTAAGTCACAGCCTAATCTAGAGTCATATATCAAGAAACAATATGCAACACAATCAGGCACAACAGGTGATGCTGTATTAATATGGTCGAAGAACACATCTATTACAAATAATATCAAGCATTACGAGAGTAGATACGTGCCTGATATTAAAATTAATCACACAACGTATGTCGCTAATCCTACTGCTGAATTTAGACCAATACGCATATACGATTATGAGTTCGCTTTAAATGAATCCCGTAGACAGATACTATTATTTAATAAGAATTATATGGGTGATATAGAATCATTGCTAGAGAAGAGTTTAAATGGCCAATAAAACAGCGACGGCAACTGAAGCAGGCTTCTATGAGCTAATCAGCTTTAAGATCCGTACTCACGATGCCTCACCAGGTACGGGTGTAGAACTTAATCAGATCGTGACAGGATGGCAATTAAGCGAGAGCATGTCTAGTCCTAATGTTATGGGCTCATGTAATATATTAGACGCAGAAGGTGTGATACGTAAGCTACCTATTATTGGTGAAGAGATCATTACTATTAAGTACAGAGACTTTTATGGTGAATTAACACAAAAAGAATTCTTTTGCTTTGGTGTAAGAAACCTAGAACCCGCTGATGTTACAAGCGATAACATGTTAATGTATAAGCTAGACTTCACGAGCGTAGAGAACGTACACGCAAGCACGAAAGAAATTAGCAAGGCATACCGTAATGAGACTATCAGTGAGATGGTAAAAGCTTTATACAATGAATTCTTTGCGAGTAGTACACTACCTGTAAGCAAGAAGCCTATAGAAGTAGAAGATACCATAGGTAATCACACGCTAATCATCCCTTCACTCTCTCCACACGATGCCATGTTCTTCCTCGCCAGAAGAGCCTACGGCGGTGAAAATTCTACAAACAATTATAAGTTCTTTGAGACAAAGGACAGCTATTTCTTCTGTACACCCGAGTATCTACATGAGAAGTATAAGGAACAACACGCAACAAAAGAAGGTCTAGAGAACAATCATCTCTTATTCTATACAAACAAATCAATGGATGATAGCTCACCTGATGGTCAGTTGATAGCACAACAGACAGTAAGCGGACTTAGCTACGGCAGTCCTTCTAATACAATAGAAGAAGTCAAGGCAGGAACATACAAACGATCTATACTAGAGATAGACATTCTTAATAGAACAACGAATAGAATAAACTATGACTATAGAGATCACATAGACAAGAATCCTATGAAGAACTTAAAGATAGATCATAGCAATGCTTATATAGATGGTCATATGCCTAGTATAAGAGAAGATTACGTGATCAAAGACTTTAATACACCTGGTCAGATAGAGAGAGACAACAGAGCGTATCCATTTTATGCTGAAGTCCTTAATAATGGAAGAGTATTTAATTCTCATATGAGCAAGTACTCAATTAATTGCAATTTAAGTGGTCGAATCAAGCTAGTTCCAGGAATGGTTATATTTATAATGGTGACCCGTAATGAAGTGGCAACGAATCCAGTGCCAGATAAAGAACGAGACGGCTATTACATGATCACAGATGTAGTCAACGTGCATAGCGAGGATACCTATTTGCAGAGTGTGATGATGACCAAAGGCGGACTTACAAAGGACTTCGACAGATCATTCGATGAGTCCAATACAAGCAAGATACTTGACAACATATTAGGAGCATTATAAGATGAGTGCAGGCTTTAGCAATTTACTATGGTTCGTGGGAGTAGTAGAGTATCGAGAAGATGCCTCTAATGATGGTCGTGTTAAAGTACGAGCGTTTGGTATCCACAATTCAGATAAGAACGAAGTAGGTACAGATGATCTGCCATGGGCTATTGTGATAGATGGGTCATACGGAGCATCTTCTAGTATACCTGACATAGGTGAATGGGTGTTTGGATTCTTTATGGACGGAGCTGATGCACAACATCCTATGATACTAGGAAGAATACCAGGTGTCAACTTGCAATTACCACCAGAAGCAGGCGCACCTAATGAAGTGTCTATGATCCCTACTGCATCTATACATAAGTTTGGTAAGCCTCCTTTGCATAGAGCAATGGGTGGTGAAGATGCTGATGTGGGTCAAGCTACGTTACAACAAGCCTCTAAGAAGAATAACATAGAGACTGCTCTAGGAGCTTTATGGTCTGAACCATCTATTATGACACCTGAAAGAAACCTTGACAACAGAGTCTATACGAGTAAGAACGATAATAACTTTGTAGTCCTATCTGATAGCGAAGATGGAGAAGGAACATATATCCTTGTCTCTCATAAGAGTGGTTCTGCTGTACAAATTGATTCACAAGGTACCGTGTTTGTCAAGTCACAAGGCGATACTTATAATAGTAGTGAAGGCTTTACTCTTAATAGAAGTAAGCATAGCCACCATACGAACGTAGAAGAAGGTGATTGGGATCTTAAAGTAGAGAATGGATCGGGTAAGATATGGATTAGTGGTGACTTAGATGTAGAGTGTGAGAACTTTAATGTGACTGCACGTAATACAATGAACCTTAATGCAGGTACAGCAGTTAACGTATCTGGTGGTAAGGTGGGACTCTTGGCTACTGCTGATGATATTAACCTTGCCGCTAATGCTAATATAAAGATGAAAGCAGGCTCAAACCCCTTGACATTTGGTGGGATATATGCTCAAGCATTGGCTGGTGATGTACACATTGATAGCTATAAGATGAATCTATACTCCACCGCATACACAAAGATTACTTCATTAGGCACACCAGCAGTTAGTCTACAGACATTACCTTATCCTGATGTGGGACATAAGGGTGTAGAGATCAACTCAGGTGTTCTAGTACACGTTACTGCTCCTTCTGTATCAGTAGAATCACCATTGGTACTCGTTAACAGTGGTAAGACAACTTTATCCAGTACGGGCATCATAGACATCTTTGCTGGTGGTGCTCTCAACATGCAAGCAATTGGTGTAGCTAATCTACATGCAGGTGGTGCACTTAACTTAGAAGCAGTTGGTGTAGCTAACCTTAAAGCAACTGGCGCACTGAGTATGTCAAGTACTGTAGCCACAAGCCTTAAAGCTGGTGCTATCTTAACTATGGACGGATCTCTAGTGAACATAGGCATGGGTGCGACATCAGCACTTCCCGCAACACTAGCATCAGTAACATCCGTACCATCAGTTACCTTAGTAGCTACTCTACGTAATCTTCAGATACCAACGCCAGCTGCCATTCCTAGTATAACAGAGATTGCTAGAGTTGTCAACCCCGGAGAGATACCTGCTAGTAGAATGGGTGCAGGACCTAGTACTGGTGGCAGTAAAGCAACACGCAGAACAGCCGCTATGACAAGTCGCATGACTGATGATACTACAGACGGTGGGTCTACAGAATGAATTCAATCTTTCATTATAACATGACTAGCATCCGTTGTCAACCACTTATTGCACTAAATACTATAGTGATTAAAAAGTCAATTAGGAAGATACTATGACATCCCATTGCGAGAACATTACTCCATTAGCATCTAGATTCGATGAGTCATTATTAAGACTTGACAGTGGAGATTGGAATGCTATACTAGACATGACACAACTCGCTAACAGTAGTGGCATTAATGATGGTAGTGGTCTGAATGGGGGTGTGGGACTTAATAGAGCCACGCTTGTAGACGTAACAAATAAAACTAATAATATACTTGACTTATCAGATTTAAGCAATTACCCAGTACTGAGTGATAGATTCGAACAAGGTCCTATTACATTCGTAGAGATCGCTGACTTCATCAATAGCAATAACTATGACATCGATAACCTTAATAGAGACATCGCTGACTATGTGGTACGCCCTACTATGCCTGTGCCTCTTGATTCTTATCTAGGTGACTTAGATTACTACATGAATAAGAACTTTGGTGCATCAATATCTGGTGGTATCTGTGGATCATTCAATAACTTCTTCTCTCAGCTAGTGGGTTTATTCGTACTCATCGATACTGCGACAGAGTTAATGGCTGACATCAAGAACCTATTAGAGAAGGATCCAGTTAAGCTCGCTAAGTCGTTGACTCTAGCAGTCGTACTACAGAAGATAAAGGACGCCATCCTCAAGATTGTTGACAAAGTAATAGAGCAACTTAAGAAGCGTGTACAACAAGTAGTAGCGGCTACTGTGGCAGGGTTAAGTAATATACAAGGCGCCAGTCAAATGGTGTATCAAAAGATTCAAGAAATACAGAATGATATCAATGACTTATTCGATGTTGATAACATAGAAGAGTTTAAGAAGAAGATCGAAGCGTTAATGGCTAAGACATCTGCACAGTTCGAAAGACTTACTGTAGAGAACGTTGCCCTAATGATGTTTAGATTCTGTCAGATGAGCGAAGTGATTGAAGGCATGCTGAACAAGTCAGTAGATGGTCTTAAAGCACTTGCAACGTCTGTAGAGGTAGAGAAGAAAGTACTAGAGACTGTGAGCCTCGTTGAGACAAAGAAAGCTGTCGAGAATGGTGCAATACGTGTATCTAAGAAAGATCGAGATGAGAAGCAAAAAGAAGTTATTGCTAAGACGAATGAATCACAGCCAACATTAACAGATATAGCTAATGGTCAACAGAGTAATTATATCACACCTAGAGAGATGAGTCAAGCGGAAATTGAAGAAGTTAACTCATCAGTAGGCAGCGAAGCAGGTATACCAGGCAAGTTCACATACTCATCATCTGTAAAGAATCAGAACGACTACGAAGGTAGCTACCTTAAGGGTGCTGGCTATAAGAAGATCGATCCAGTTGTGTTTGCTAAGTTACTACGAGTATGTGAGATGACGGGTAAGCAATACGTTATTACATCAGGCTATAGATCGCCTAAGTATAATGCTTCTGTCGGTGGTGCGAAAAGCTCTGTTCATATGACAGGTAAAGCTATTGACATTAGCGTGAGAGGTAGTTATGCAGAGAGATCAGAATTTATTGTGGCAGCAAGTAGAGCAGGCTTTACTGGCATTGGTGTATACAGTACGTTCATACACTTAGATACTGGTGCTAGAAGAAGTTGGATAGCGGGCTCTGATTCATCATATCCAGTTAAGTCTGACGAGTACTCTAGCTTTAGACAACTAGCGGCACGCCATAATGGTGACAAGCTTCGTACGGCTTAAGACTGCATAAATAAGAAGAACACATAGGAAACAAAAATGGCACAGATCACACCACGTACTAGACAAGAGACTCTGTATACAGACTTTCATAAGGATCTAGCACTCATTCCAGGTAGAAATGATCTCGCACGTAGAGTCAATGAGAACTCTGTGAGAGAAGCTATCAAGAATGTCGTATTGACTGATCGTGGAGAACGTTTGTTTCAGCCTACACTAGGCAGCGATATACGAGCTACATTATTTGAGAACGTTACACCAGCTACTATCATTCTATTAAAGGACACTGTAAGCGATGCACTAAGCGCATTCGAACCACGTTGTAATCTACTAGACGTAGAAGTAATAGGTGATATAGACTCTAACAGTCTCACAGTTAACGTTGTTTTCAACGTCATAAATAATGAAGGACCACAAACAATTTCAATAGGCATTGACAGGGTAAGATAAATGGCAAACATATCACCAGTAACTAATTTAGACTTCTTCGCAACAAAGGAAGAGCTTAAGACATTCCTTAAGAATCAGTCTATCTTTGCTGACTACGACTTTGAAGGGTCGAACATGAATGTATTGCTTGACTTACTATCATACAATACCTTCTATAACAACTACTATTATAACATGGCATTGAGCGAGATGTTTCTTGACTCTGCACAAGATCGTAATAGTGTTATGTCACACGCAAAGGAACTTAACTATCTTCCTCGTTCACGTAGATCAGCTATGGCTACTGTTACGTTGAACATCACTGCTACACAAGATTCGAACTACTTCACGATACCTTCTAATACATCATTAACAGGGAAGTGTGGTAATACAACGTTTACATTCCTTACAGACAAAGCTAACATAGCGACACGTGTTTCGAATACGAATACATTTAATATCGCAGGCATGCAAGCATTTCAAGGACGTCTTATCACAGAGACATTGCCTATTAGTGATACTGTATTATCGAATGACTGGATAGACACACGCTCATTGTATGTTACAGTGAATGGTGTAGAGTATGTCCAGAAGGCTGATATCTTTGGTGTCAAGTCTACAGATAAAGTATTCTATATGCAAGCAGAATCAGATGGTAAATATAGCTTGCAATTTGGAGAGAACAAGTTTGGAGCACAACCAACTAGTGCTGATACTATCGTTGCACGTTACAGAATATGTAATGGTGAAGCAGCGAATGGTGTGAACTCATTCACTGTAGCACAGAATTTAGGGGGTGCATCAAGCATTGCTCCTACAGTAACCACGCCCTCTACTGGCGGCTTTTACCATGAGAGTATTGAGAGTATTCGTTCGTTTGCACCTAAGGCATTACAAGTACAAGATCGTGCTGTAACAAAGAGTGACTACGAGATACTGTTACGTAATAAGTTTCCAAGCATTCAAGCTATCTCTGTATATGGTGGTGATGAAGTAGATCCTCCTCAGTTTGGTAAGGTAATCATCTCTGTTGATGTTACTGGTGGACAGGGTGCGGCAGACTTCGAGATCGCTGACTTTAAAGAGTACTTAAAGGATAAGACACCCTTGACTATTGAGCCTGTGTTTGTATCAGCTAAGTTCTTGTTTATCAATACACTTGTTAACGTAGTCTACGATGCGAACGCTACATCTAAATCAGCGGCACAGATTAAGTCAGAAGTTATTGCTAAGATCATGTCATACCAGACAACGAATCTAAATGACTTTAATAAGACATTGCGACAGTCTAGGTTATCTGCTACACTAGATGGTGTAGATACGTCTATAGTATCAAGTGATATCTTTGCACAGCCTATCATCGAGATCAAGCCTACGTTAAGTATCGTACAGAATCAGTCATTCTCTTTTGAGGGTGCACTTGTAACTCCATACGCATTTGATGAACTCACAGGCTTCTCATCGTTTACACCTGCTGTCAAGACTACTAAGTTTACTATTGAAGGATCACTCATCACACTACAAGACGATGGTAAGGGTTCTATCATGGCTGTTACAGCAGACGGTACAAGCGAACGAGTCTTTAAGCGTAGTATTGGTACAATCAATTATACTACAGGTGCTATCAAGATGTCAAACCTTATTGTTGATTCATATGAAGGTGATGCTATTAAGTTCACTGCTAACACGATCAATAAGGATGTGAAAGCTCCTAAAGACAGAATCATCTCTATACGCAATCAAGACATTACTGTCAACGTAAAACAATTAACGGAATAAAACATGCTAGACGTTTCAAGTAATATTTCGACATTCATCGAAGAACAGTATCCATCTCTGTATAGGGAAGAGGGTGCTTTACTCGTTGAGTTCACGAAGATGTACTACGAGTTTAACGATATCAGTATGGATCGTGACTTGTTCAAACTACGTGATATCGATTCTACTCTAGCTAACTTCCTTATCTTCTACAAGAAAAAGTTTCTTCATGAGCTACCTCTAGATACTATCGTAGATACTAAGTTCATTGTAAAACATATTCAAGACTTATACAAGAGAAAGGGTTCTGAAGAATCACTTCGCTTGCTATTCCAATTGTTCTATGATACAGAGATCGAGATATTCTATCCCAGCACCAACGTATTAAGACCTTCTGATTCTGTATGGGGTGGTGCAATCTATCTAGAGATGCAGAGCATTCACACAGTTATCGATTATCCTATCAAGCGTGGTGACAAACTAGGGGGTGACATTTCTGGCGCTTCCGGCTTCGTAGATGAGATCGTCTTTGTAAACTTCACAGGCTCATTAGTGCCTATTGTATATCTCTCTAATGTATCAGGTACATTTGCGAGTGACGATGGTATTCTAGTCACACGTGGCGTAGACCCAACTGTTAACTATGGTAAACTCGTACAGGGTTCAGTAAGTAGTGTCACAGTTACTAATGCT